TCAGTAGCAACCTCAATCCAACCAATTTGAGAAGCATCAGAACCAGAAACTTGGTACTTATCTCTAATTATAATTGGAGAGTTAGAATATTCTTGAAAACCAGGAGTAATAGATACTGTAGTAGCATCAGATGATCCTTTTTCCCATTCTGAACCATATACATATATACTACATGCATTAGCACCTAAAGGCATAGATGCATTCAATGCACCAGCATTATCATAAGGTATTAAGTTTACAGTTGTTGATGGTGCTGCAGCTATAGAATCTACTATAAATTTTTGAGTAACCAAACCAGTAGCATTATCAGCTAATAATACAGTTTGATTAACTTTTATAGCTTGATTCGTTGCTGGAGCTGTAAGTGTAATTGTAGCTACAATAGGAGGCCCTGCTACTACTGTTACTTGATTATATGCTACGTGTAATCTATTTTGTTCAGACCAGATTACTTGATCTGATGTCATCGGCATTTCTGCTCCGACCATTCTTAAGAAACCTGATAACGTCCTGTTACCATATCTCTCTACTTCTTGCTCATAAAGCTCAGGTAAGTATTGTTGAGCCCAATCAGACGTACCATCTGCAAAATTCAGATAGTTATCATTTAATACTTGTCGTCTTTGAGAAGGAAGTAAACTTGCGGGAAAACTCCCGCTGGTTGCAAATCCCATAATTTTTGTTTTAAGTTATTTTTCGTTTTTTAATTTTTAACTTAGAACTATCTATACCATTTATTGCTTTAACTTTTAGTCCATTTATAAATATATCTCCTGAAGGTTCTTTTCGTGCTTCATTACTTATATTTTTAGATTTTGCCATTATATTTTTAGTAGCGTCGGCTTTACCTTGCTCATAAAAATGATTAGCTATGTTATCAGCATTTTGTGCAGTATAAAGAGCTTTATGATACCCTTGTAAATCATTAACAGATCCATCTTTGTTTAAGAACGTCTTAACAAAATTAGATAATGCAGATTGATTTTCAACAACTCCATTTATATCGTTAACACTATATCTAAATCTTTTTTCTCCTAGATTAAATTCAAAACCTTTGAAATCTTTAGTAAAATAGTTTTTAGTATTTTGTTTGAATTGATTATGGCGTTTTTGTATTTCACCCTGTTCTTTGTTATATCTATTGAAAAAATCCATTGCTTTTTGTTGGTCTTGAGTAACTCCCGGCCTCAACTTGATTTCGTCGTAATACTTCTTTTTCGTTTCCTCTAAAAAGCTTTTGGCTTTTGCAATTTCTTCTTTATAAGCGAGTTTTTTTCTTTTTATATCTCGCTCTTCATCCATCTCATCATCATATGAAAATTTATCTTCCATAAGGAATTTAACTTCATCTGGTTCAAGATGGGGTCTAGTCTTTTTATAATATTCACTTAATAATGCTCCTTCACTAATATTAGAATAATCAGCATTTAATCTTACATAGTCTTCTATATTACCTCCTGTATCTTTCATAAAGTTTACTAACTTTTCTACATTTTCTGGTAATTCTATATTTGGATTAGTTGCTATTTCTTCTCTTATCTCTTCAACAACCTCTTCTTCAGTTTTTACTTCTTCAGTTATTTCTTGTATTACCGAAGCTTTCTCTTCTGTCTCATTGACTTGAGATTCTTGCACTGTCTCTTTTTTATCTTCAGTTGCAGTGGACTCCCGTATTTCTGAAACCACTCCTTCGCTGTTTCCACTGTCTGTGGATCCTTCGACAGAAACATTGCTTGCATCTGTTTTTTGTTCTTGAACGGCATTATCTTCAGTTTTA